GTAACAGATCGGATGTTTCCTGATGAGGAGTTGTCTACGATAATACGTGTGACAGTGTGGCTGGCCGGTGCGTATGTACCAGTCGATGTGCCTTTATTAACATAGTCCAAAGCGATTGGCTTAAAGTCACCTGAAATATCAGGCACAGCAGCAGTAGCCACTACGAATGTTTTGTAATTGCTCGCAGTAGATTGCAGCTCAGCTTGGATGTCTGTGTAGTAGTACTCAAGGTCAGACTTCATCCAGAAGATGAATAAGCTGCGCGTAGTCCCGGGCGCGGTGCCGGGAGTGAGCGTCAGCGTGCCTGTCTCTGAGCTGTTTTTAGATACGAGCCATGATTCAGAGTTCGTACCCTGAACGGCTACGTTATAAGTATCGGGACCGTCTGTACCGCCCCAACCTCCTTCGTTATCATTATTTGTATACAGCGTCATGCCTGAAAGAGTAACAGCCATTAGTACACCTCCGTCGTATACGAGGTGTTGTCTGTTATCAATTTAGCTACAGCTGCTTGGTTGCCGCCGAGTGCGCTGATAAGCGTAGTGTCTCCACCACCGGCTTCTGTCATAGCGAGCGGGTAGTAATCACTGACGAAATCAGTATGCGTATCTACTGCAAACTCCAGATCGCCAGCTTCATTAATACACTTGTATCTGCGAACTGCGAAGCTCACAACATATCTAGGTGTGTCGTTGATATTCCGTAACAGACGCTGTGTGATTAAGAGCTCGCTAAGCATAGCGAGCTCATAACCATCAGTTGCGTTGGTGATACGGATACCCATCGCGGGGTATTACTCGTCCGTAATACGGCTTGCAGATATCGAGCCACCAGTAGCTGTGAACGTAGCGTTGTCAGACTCATACGTTTTGATCGGTGTACCACCGCCATCACGTACTCGACCAAACAGATCACGGTCAGCGTTGTATACCATAGTAACGCCTTCGCTCGTAGCACCTGCGATCTTATCGATGTAGCCGATGTACACGTCAGGTGTGCTACCACTTGTCGCGTTGTCGCCAGAATAGTTACTAGAAGCAATCGTAAACGTAGAACCAGTCCATGAGGTGTACGCCTGATAACGACGGATGCCTGAGTCTAACTGGATACGGATAACACCGGTCTGGTTAGTGTCAACAGGGATGCCCGCAGTCACTACGACAGCAGTTTCAGTAGCACCTGACAGAGTAGTGTTCAGAGTCATCTGAGCAGTATCGATCACCACGCCTGTGCGCGGAGCGACCAGTACGCGGTCCTCAGCAACTACCAGCCCGAATACAGTAAACGTCTGGTTGTTAGGAGGTGTCTGAGTAGTATCAGTTAAGTCCTTCAGGTTATCGGCAGATGTCAGATCGTCTGGATCGACACCAAGACCGTAAGCACCGATCAAAGTACCGGTGTATGAACCGATGAATACTTTAGACAATGTTCGTGCTGTAATAGTAGTGTCCACATCAGCGGTCGCAGCAGAAGAGCCACCAGTCATTGGCATGCCATCTAACGGAGCAGAGCCTGTAACCACCTGTATATACAGATTGCCAGTAGCGCCGTCATCATCCAGAGCCAGTAAGACACCAGAGCCACCGGACTTGTCGTTATCTACGATAGTCACGTTGATAGCAGCTGTTGCACCTGAGTCAAGCCCAGTAATTACGTCAGCAGTAATCAGTGTGATGGAGGTGTCTTCCAGAGCTACCACGATGTCGCCAGTAGCACCTACGCCACCAGACATAACACGACCAGCAGCACCAGCAGTGCCGATGGTTACATACTCACCGATAGTAAACGGAACGCCTACACCTGTGTCGTATGTAATGGTTGTGCCCCATGACACGTGCTCGTTCTCAGTAAATGGACCACCAGATTCGGCGTCGTACTGCACTTGGTGAGTGATACCGATAAACAGTTCACCGACCATACCGTACAGTGTTGAGGCTGTACCAGTATTCGTGATGTCCTTGCCCCACTGCCAGATAGCTTTCAAGCCCTGACTGTTAGTGTTGTACGTCCACTGCGAGTAGTACTCTTGGTCGCCATTACCGTTGTTCAGATCGATAAGCTGGAAACCTTCAGTGTTAGTCGGGATGTCGCCACCTGCCCATGCTTGGACAGTAGCCTGTAGTGTGTCGTTCTGAGCGTCAGGTGTGCTACTTAACGCTGCCACTGACTCGCCTTCAGCCATGGTTACGTTAAAGAAGTCATACGTATCACCCCAGTGACGATTCTGTACACGGATCTGCTTCTGATCGATGTCAGCGCCGTCGAAGCGCACTTTTACGATTATACGCAATAAAACACCTGTTACGGTGTCGCCGTTGTAGCCACCAGTTGACTGGTCGCCCCAGAACGGAGTAGCGGGAGTTGTTGTATATTGATACTCGTCGTTGTCCTGAATAACCTTGACCTGAGTCGAAGTATTGTTTACAGAGCCAAGAATCTTCAGACCAGCGTATAGGACATCACCGCCGTTCTGTTTTAATGAACCAGCATAGAAATACTCTGATGCGTCATCGTCAATGTTGAATGTCGGACCGCCGTTTGCCGTGTGATCTAGCAATTCGATAATGTTATCCGTTGAACGCGCCGATGGCGTGAACACTGTGATATCGATTAAATCGTCGCCGGATGCCTGTTCGTCATCAGCTAAGTCTTGGAGCCACCGGTGCAGTTCGAGAACTGTGTAGTGGTTTGTGTTGGCGGTATGACGAATGTCTCCATTCACCGCTACCGAAAAGTCGTCACCTATTGCCATGGTATGGGCCTCTCTTTAGGTATAAGTATAAGATAGTCGGTCATCCCATACCTTATTAAACGCATCGCTTCCATTTGCCCACGTCGTTGTAACATCACCATCGCTTTCAGCTATGTCGATCTTACGTATTCTCCACAAGTTACCGCCGTTCAAAGTGCCCGGAACTGCTTCGCCTCGATACAGAAGCTCGTCGCTAATGAAATCTACTCGGCTAGCATACATGGTCTCTTCCTCAACTATCCCCGGAGGGCCTTGTGTACCCACAGTTAATATGTTCGTGACCGTATTGTCAATAGCTACTGTAACGGGCTCAGTCGTCGCTATGACGGTCGCTTCGAGCAGATCCAGAGACAGTGTAACCGTCTCATTCGGTACTTGGACACTAACCTTGAGATTCGTCGGCACAACACGGGTAACAACCGGTGTGGCTGTGACCTTCGTGCTCGCATCGACGATCTCAATCGTGTTAGTCATTAGTCTCCGCTAGCGCCGTCGTCGGTGTCGCTACCCGCTGTTTCGGCATCGCTCTTAAGTCTTTGCGCCATCATCTTCAGCTTCATCTCAGCTGTTACGTACGCATGAGCTTCGCCGCCTTTCAAGTCAGCGCGGCCCATAAATGTCAGGATGTTCTGGACATCCTGTAAGCTTATTTCTTCTGGCATGTTACCCTCGTTATGTTTGATTAATATCTTCGTGTTCGTCTTTCCAATCGTCCTGATGTGCGTAGGCTTCCTTCTCATACGGATTCTCTTCGTACCCTACGGTGTAGTGATAATACAGGTATTTGATGTAAAAACCTATAAGCAACCCGCGTAGCTGCTGCTTTATATGTATCTTCTCGTGCTCGATGACTGTCCTGTTCGACTCATCCAGTACCAGTATAAACGGCCAGAAAGCAAACCCGTTAGTCGTGCCCCAGAGTTTCTTTACCTGTATTACGTAAGGTGGCATGTGCATAAAATAATCCTCGTTATACTCGGAACGGCTCAGGCGTTCCTATGAACTCATCGATGCGATATTGGCGCAGATCTTTGGCGCCCGCATCGACAAAGGCTATGTCTCTTCTACTAAGCACTGCTAACGCGGCGTCTGAGCCAGCGCCTAAATCAAAATCAATACCTATAGGTGCCCAGTCAGTACCGTCGAAACTAAACCTACGCAGCGTGTCATTAATATCGTCGACAAGAACTACATCTGTTGCGTTTATAGCCGCTATCGCCGGGACACCAGTAGAGCCAAGTGCGTATGCATTACCTTTCTGAGACCAATCAGTGCCGTCGAACGTATAAGTACGTAAACTGTTGCTGGTATCATCTAAATACGCAACATCAGTTGAGCTCAGCGCGGCCAGTGCAGGCCTTGAAAAAGCTGTAACAGAGAAAGCGTTGCCCACTAGCGTCCAGTCAGTGCCATCGAAACTATATTTACGCAAGCTATCGTTACTATCGTCAATAAACGCAACAGTAGTGCTGCTCAGTGCAGCCAGTGCAGGATAGCCAGCACTTGAAATAGTCAGGCTATTGCCGACTTGCGCCCAGTCAGTACCGTCGAAACTATACGTCTCTAGTTTTTCCGTAGAGCTATCAATAAAAGCGACATCCGTGCCGTCTAACGCGGCTAGTGCAGGCGCACCTCCGCCGACGCTAGATAGGGCGTTACCTTCTATTGCCCACCCGGTTCCCTGATACTTGTACATAACTAAGGCATCAGTACTGCTATCGATAAACGCTACCTGTATAGCGCTCATTGCAGCCAACGCCGGGATGCCCATGCTAGAGATGTTTAGCTCAGTGCCTACGTGCGTAATATCCGCCATCTGAGTAATCGTAACCGCAGCTGCGCCCGGGTCCTGCCAAGTAGCAGCAGTTGAACCAGTAGCGGTTAGTACTTGTCCCGTAGTGGGAGCAGTAGCTACTGCGACATCGATCACAGTCGTAGCCGAAGTTAGTGAATCAACCCCGCCACCAAACGTAGCTGCGCCCGCTTCATCTATTTTAAATTTTTCAACGCCATCAAGAGAACCGAGAACTAAGTCAGAACCAAGAGCAAGAGCTACTTCTGTATCAGTGCCGTGGGTGTTCTCAAAGAAACCACCATACCCGCCGGGCGCAGAAGTTGCGCCCCATACGCCGTACTTAGCTGTACCGGATGTCGCCAGCCCGTAGACACCTGAGCCAGCAGCTGCAGAGCTCTGCCCCCTTACGCCGTATAAAGTACCCTTACCATTTATGCCGGTGGCCGCCACATGAGTAGATAAGTTTTCAACATCGAGGGCGTGCCCGATGATAGTCGTATCAAGAACAAACGCACCGGTGCCTGAGTTATAAGTAAGCGGCGAGCCACCAAAGGCTCCGCCGTCGTTGAACTGCATCTGGGTAGTGCTGCCGCCGGGTGCTCCGCCACCGCCGATCTCTACGATCGAAGCTGCCCCGTCATCTTTCTTCAGATACAGCTTGCCGTCATACGTATTGATCGCCAACTCACCGAGTTCTAAGTCCCCAGTGGTTGGCGTAGCACTCACCGTAGATGAGTTCTTTATGATGATGGTATTAGCCATAGCTTAGAATGTGCCGCCATTGAGCATATCGTTCAGCAGTACTTTGCGCATACCGACAGCAGTGTCGTAGTACGGGACGTAGTCAACTGCGCCGTCGATGCCTGCCTCGATAGTCAGAGTACTGGTGTCCAGATCGAACGTACGATTATCTGCAATCGTACCGCCACCTGTAATACCGACACCTGCTGTTAACGTAATAGTCGTGTGATCGATGTGATCATTCGCATCCCAGTTCAGCAGAGAGTCATGGTCGATAGAACCGAGAGCCAGTGTGATGTCGATCTCTTTATTGCCATCATCGTTAGTAACTGTAAGGCCAGTACCGCCGGTGATGTTTTTGAATATCAGATCATTACCTGATTGGCTATGATACACACCAACGCCAGTAGCGCCGCCATTACTAGCAGTGTACGACCCAGCTCCAGAAAACTGAACAAAGTCGAGTGTAGTAGTATCAACAACAATAGGGTCATTAGTGGAAAGCACCCAGCCGGTGTCTGCATAACTTGTACCTTCTTCAATGAATGTGAACATACCACCAGTTACTTCATCGTCTTCGTCAGCATCAAGCGTACGTATCCACGTACCAGAGTCTGCGCCGATAGTGCCTACTGTATAGAGGCCGTTCTGAGAACCGGTTGATTGTGCGTTGATAAGCACGCGATCACCTGCGACCAGTGTTACGCCATCAACAGTTAATGGGCCTGCGGACAGGGTAAGGTTTGAGCTGTTCTCTAAACAGCGAACTGACTCCTTAACATCCAGACCTGACGCTGTAGCGTCAACATACTGCTTTGTTGCAGCGTGTAGGTTAGCTGAAGGGTCGGCATCTAACGTAATACTGGCAACACCAGACATATTGTCTGAGCCGTCGATCGTAATACCGACCTCTTTGATCAGAGTACCGGAGGTGCCGTCCCATACTGTCATGGCAGTATCAGTAACAGCGACCCCGGGACCAGACACGTCGCCAGCACCAGCAGGTGTAGCCCACGCACCATCGCCACGCCAGAAGGTCGTAATCGAAGCACTTGTACCTGAGTCCAGATTCGTTACTGGTAAATTGCCCGTAACGTCTGCTGCTTCAGATAGATTGACCAGCTCTGCTGTGTACGTCTCAGAGGCTGTCTTCTTAAGAAAACCAGTCGCGGGAACGATGTCTGAGTGCATGATCGCACCAGCTGCGTTTACGTTCGTACTATCAGTTACATCAGCACCGGTCGAGATGCCCAGCAATTTCTGCACATCTTTGTAGCCACCGATCTTCTCGAGGCTCGCGCCTGCGATACCGATGAACAGTTCGCCGTCACCGGTGCCTGTACTCTCTGAATAGGCTAACTCGCCTTGCGCCAATGACGAAGGAGTAGCCGTTGTGGTGGACCGTTTGATCCGTATTTCGTTAGCCATGATTTGCTCCTCTAAAAGTATCCGGCGTTAATTTCTATTGTTTCAGTGTCATCTGCAAGCTGCGTCCGATACACTATTGATTCCCACTTACTGTTCGCTCTTATCGACAATACCTCTGTCGATGGTACCAGCCACAGATCCCCTTCCACTATCGGGTTGGGCTCTGATTCCTGCACATATACTGACCCAGCACCGGGCGGTCCTTGCGGGCCCTGTATCCCGACCGATATGACCCGGGGCGGATCGGTTAATACGACAATCCCGGTAGTCATTAGGTGGTTGTTACTTCAGCCGATACTGTTACCACGCCTTGTAATAAACGTGTCACGATGCTGCTACCACTGATTAATTCCAAGTCGTATACACCGGACTCCCACGTCATAGCCGCTGTCGCTGCGTCATCAAACAACAGGGCTATCGTACCTGCTACGCCACCTAGAGTGATGCCCCCGTTCTCGGTCGTGAGCTCTTCGAGCGCAGTAGCGTCCGAGCGCGAGTCTTTGATCTTCATACGCGCAGTGAAGCTGGTCAGATCGATGATGTTACCGTCTGCGTCCTGATAGGTAAGCACTGGGTTGAACGTCGCACCCTGCTCGATCACCATGTTCAGCTTACCGGCTTGCGCCTTAAGTTTTGGGGTTGCCATCGCAATATTCTCCGATCGTATTCTTGTCGTTGTTGTGCTTGTCGATTAGATCTAACAAGCCCAGTGTGTAATTGTACAGGTCTTCCCAGCTGCTGCCTGTGAACTCATCATATTCGTACTGCTGATATAGTACCGAGGACGGGCACACGCGTTCCGTCTTTGTGTCTGTCTTCACGCGTTCTTTCGCGCAACCTGTCACGGTAAGGAGCAGGCACATCAGACTCCAGACAAACCACTTCTTCAATGGATAGTTTAAGTTTAGCATCAGCTAACTCCTGTTTGATATCAGCCGTCTTCGTGACCAGCCCATTTATATATTTATCTCTTGCCAACAGGTACGCGTCCTTCGCACGAATTTCAGTAAGCAAATAGTTATTGTCTTCGACCACTTTGTCATTGACCTTAAGCGCATCGACCAGCTCCATGTCCAGTCGAGCGTTCTCGTCGACCATAGTATACGCCCAGTACGCACCTGCAGCCATGAGCGCTATGGCAGTTAGGAAAACAGCTATCTTAATCATCATTTTATCGTGTCCTTGTGGAAGATCATTGTCTGATCAGAAACGAACTCGTCGCCTTCTTCGTTCTTCTGCACCCGCTTCATACGGAGCATAGCCTCGAAGTTCACCCAGCCTTTGCGCCGAGCATAAGCGAGTGTCCCTTCGTAGATCGCTACGTTGAGCAGCGCAATCGCCATGGCGAGCCTACGCTCTTCGACGGACGGCATCTCCAAGAACAACCGCGTGAGTGTGTACCCAGCGATAACGGCAAAGAACAGTATTGATGCGGTGATAGTAAAGGGCTGCCACTTACCTTTGGCGTAGTGCTTAACAGCTGCTTTGAAGAACTGAACTACGACGAGAGTCGTCAACAGTGAGATGAGCAGCCAGAAGTCCAGCATCGGCTGCACTACGTCGTAAATCGTTTGTTGTATATCCATCGATGCCTCCGATTAGACTAATTCGAAGTGAACTAAGTCATCAAATTTCTGGTCAGTATAGTCGCCATCACTGTCCCAATCCCCGCCCCATCGTATCTTCAGGTCCATTCTGGCGGCCTCGTACTTGACTATACCAGCAAATTCGTAGAACTTCACCAGCTCTTTTACGTTGTCCTCGCCCCATTTCTTAGGGATCGGCCACGGTGCTGCGTCCACAGCGTTAGATGGGAGCGCGTTATGCTTGGAATCAGGCCACTCAACCTCTGACTGCCCGGTGTTAAAGAAGTGGTTCTGGTCAGTCTCGTTGCGGTGCCCGTATAAAATCGTACAGTCTTTATGCAGTATCACCCGCTCAAACAGCAGTCGCAGCCTGATGTTGCAGGTATCTAGCCTGCCCTGTGATGTTCGTCCGTAGCTTGGCATTATTTTCTCCTAAACGTTAAAACTGGGGTCTCTGTATTCATAAGAAGCCCCGGGGTACATCAGGCGCATAAGATCGTTAGTAGCAAAGTTGTTAACAGATATTTCCCTCCCAGCATCGAGCTGAGCACCTATTGAGTCTATGAGCTCTCGATCACCAGCGATGAACGCATCAGTATAATCTTCTACTAACTCCCGATATACATAGTAATCAAGGAGGATCGTAATTATACATAAACCATCAGTATCGTGCCCATCACGCACCCAGTGAAAAATACTTTGGTAATCTATAACGGCTCCCTCTAATAGTGTTTTTGCATTACGCGTGTGTTGCACGTATGTTACATACGGGGTCTGCCTATATCTATCTGTGGCCGAAAAATTCAGCCCCCAATAGAAAGCCATATATTCTGACGGCTGCGGTATCCAGCCCGGAAGTATTGGATCGTAAAATTCAGGAAGCTCCCAGTTCGCTACTAGGTCCCACGCAGCGTATGGCAGATAACTAGATTCCGACTGCGGAACCCTAGAGCCTATGTACCCAGTAGTTCCAAAAATAGGCCGTAAATAGCTAGCGGTGTCGTACGCATACGTAAGCGCCTGTGATCTAGGTTTTCGGCATGCGGTAATTGGGTGTGTCGTCTTCATCGTGAAGTTATCAACATACTGCGTACTGGTTAGCTCATTATAGTAGCTGCTATAGGTCGTTCCTGAATTACTTCCGAATGTGCGTAAAGTAGCTGCGCTGATTATCTCTTCTTTAATATAGAACGCAGAAGTGAATTTGAATTGCTGAGTTACTTGGGCTACACGAATACTTAACTGAGATGAAGGTTCAAGCACTGTTGCATTAGGCGTAATCAAATCACGATCTTTGTAATACAGCACATACCCCTGCCTGTTCGCCGCGCCTAAAATATGGTTATCGACGTGCTGAACTAGCGCACTGTTGATTGCTACATACTCACCGTCCACCTTTATAGTATTTCGAGTAGCTTTGCTCACATACCCATTAACTGTAAACTCACCATCTACATCAACATCTGCTGGTATAGGCGGTATGTCTGTATCGTCTACATTTATAATATATTGGTGTGGCTCAGTTTTAGAAAAATACCCCCCGCCGTACGTAGGCCCGCTCTGAATAATATCGATCTGGCCTCGTCTGTAAAAAGGGTCAAGGGCAATATTTCCAAAAACAGGCTCATAGTGAAAAGCGAACGATCCACTCTGCTGCTGCTTACCGTAATCAAAAGAACCGCCCGGTAGTCTAAGTGTTTCGTTCGCAGACGTAGTAAACGAAAAACTAATATCCAAGTAATCTTGGTATATGCCCGCATCTGATTTAGCTTTTGATGAGCTCGTTGTTTCGTTATACACAGACTCTATTTCTGGTGTTAGCTGCTCTGTAATAAATACTCCGCCTTCGTATGTAACACGCGTGCTCAGATTATCGAGCACCTCCATATTAGTTTCTATATACCCCCCGATCGTTGAAGGCCTAGTGCTTATGCGTCGACTACGTGCAAACGATCCGTACCACCCGTTAGAGCCTTCAGTAACATCGTACTTAACTATGACGGCCTCCCCTTCAGCATCGAATCTACCTATGTCGTAAAACGGCCCCGCCATAGTAGCTGATTCAATCATCTCATTGGATGTACCTACGTAGGGGCTAGTATCAAGAGACTCATTATTACGAATCACCGCAACAGTAGGATAGTCGGTAGCGCTACCGAACAGGTACTTATGTAAACTTACTACCTCTACCTCTCCGATGTTCCTAAGAAACCCAGACACAGGATACTCTGTCGCGCGCACAACGCCGTCAATAGTGCTTGCGTTGTACTGCGTAAAAGATACTCTGTATACATAACGAAAAATGCCGCCACTTATAACGAGATGCCCATCACTATAATAATAGTCACCTCGAAGTGATGCATAGTGGGCAAAAACTATATCTGACGTATGTGTCAGTATATCGGAAACATCTATTATGAATGTCGTACGAGTTTCCGTAACTGGGAGCTTCCCCGATAAGTATGCTTCAGTCATAGCGACTTCTGTCAAAGATTTATCTGCATTCAAAGTATCTAGTTCGATTATCTTTGTGTTCACTGTGTCCGTAAAAGCAATAGAGAACTTAACAACTTCTGTCGGTGCAACAGTACCAATACCGGGGATGGCGTCTGCGTACGTCAGATTCCCCGTTAGCATAAAATACTGCTGTTCTGTCAGTATTGCGTAGTGCTGCACACCATACTTATACCCAACAACATCAACCGGCAGTGGTTTCTGATTCGGCAGCGACGCTATGTCTCTGCCTATTGTCATAGTGTTAGACACAACTACATCAGCTGCGTATTCCTCGAGTATTTGCGCGTTTGCAAGTATCGGCATAAATATGACACGATCGCCGCCCTCGTTCGTGCCCACATATAGCTGACCAGCCGGTGGGATATTTAAAAGAAGATACGTAGCAAATTCTTCTACAGGGAACGCAGGATCAGAATCCGGACTAACTGTAGCGATAGCCTTCATACTACGCAACAAAGAAGAAGTTCCGGCTAAGCCGAGATTCATCAAATTAGATAAGTACTGACTGCTGTACTGCCCGTACATCGTATCTGTATAAGCGTAAGACTTCCAGTTTCCATCATACGTAGCAGCTACTTGCGCAATAGATATAGAGGCGTACTCAGCGATAGGAGCTAAGCCTACTGCTTCTACCAGATCTGCGGAGGCTGGGGCGTCCTCAGTAGCGTAGAGAGAGATGCTACTAATAACCCGCGCCCCCGGCTGATCGTCCCCACCTAGCGTGTACATTATATTATTGCCCCGTAACGTCAGCGCTTCTTCAAGCTCGTACGTAACAGTCACTCGTTTTTTAGCCGGTTCGAACAGAAGAGTGAAGCCCTTATACCTATGGGACTGAGAGCCAGTTGTTTTTCTTTTTATCAGCCGCTTAAGGATAGCGACTGAGTAACCTATTATTTCGTTAGGTGTTCCATTGGCCGCTACTATCTTCACTGCGACCACCCGCGCCATACGCTAGCACCCGGCAAAGACTTCATCACTTTGCTCTGGTTGCCAGTAAGGACGCCGGTGGCTACTTGTGTTGGGTACGTAAGTGCGCCCAGATGATTCTCTAAACCTACGCCGCCGAACTCACGGTCTGACTTGGAGTCCATTATCATCATACCGCCAACACCTACGATGCCAGAGCGATTGATAGCGTTCTCTATATAGTCCTGAGCTGACCAGTTACCTTTACGTGGGCTGCCGTCGAAACCATACTTGATCCAGTCACGTGCAGCATCGATCGCAATCATCGCAGGGACATACATCATCACTGCCATGGCAGGCGCCGCGTTACCGTGCTTATACATCTCAGTCCAAGCACGACGTAATATGCGATCGTGCATAGAATACATGAATGACTTGAGGTGGAAGAACAGCATGTAGTGCGGATCAGATGCCCAGATCGGACGCTGTGCTGCATTGGGGCGAAGTATCGCACCATCAACCCAGCGGAACAGAGCAGTACGAACGCGGTCATCGCGCGCTAACTTAGCGGCAGATACTTCGTCGCCAGCAGCGGCTTCTGTCTCCAGTACCTCACGACCTTGTCGTGTCAGTACCGCCACCTCTCCGTTAGCATCGAAAGTTACGTCGCCTTCCTGTAAACCCAGCTCTTCCATAAAACGCTCAGAGTTCTTATACTTTCCGTCGCTGTGCTTCTTAATAAAGTTCTTCGCAGATGCCAGAGCCATGACACGTGTCAGCTTTGTGAGCTGGGTCAGTCCGATAGCTTTGAAGAAAAACTCGTTAACGCCTTTGAGCCGTGCGCTCATGTAAGTGCCACCATACTGATACTCAAGGGCTTCGTTTGTCATGTGGGTATCGATGACACCCAGACCACGTGCGAGCTCACTCATCTCTGAGCGTGCCAGTGCGCCATCCTTTTTACCAAAATTCTTAATACCGTTCTGTATCTCTTGCAGCCCTTGCGTGTATGCTTTCCAAGACGACTCCAGATCACCAGAGCGCACTGTGATACCCACGACATCTGCCATGGAGGTGAACATAGATAATCCGAGTACTGCGAGGTTACGGAACACGATCACTGAGCTCATCGCTTTCTGCAGTGTAGGATTAATCACCTGACCCGGAGTCGGTGTCTTACCGAACAGCGCGTACAGTTTATTATTTGTTTCCTGACCCAGCGTACCCAGTGATGCGTTCACATAGTTCTCAGCCATCTTCATCTGCGCTGTGGTAGCGCCGGAGTCCTGTGCTTTCTTCAGCAGTTCTTCTAAGTGGCGACCGTCAGTATCGAAGCGCTTGGTGTACTCAGCACGCTTAACCAAGGAGTCGATATACTGGACCATCGTGTACTCGAGACTCTTATTGAGGAAGGGCTCTCGATCCTTTGCATCGATCCAGTCGAGGGTGCGTTGGTTAACCGCTGACATAGCAGGTGTAAAACCTACGCGGTTAGTCGTAGGGTTAACCGGTGTATCACCGTAACCCATGTTCTCTACGAGATGTGTGTACAGACCTTCAGGGCCGCTGCCGTCTTCTTTAAAGAAACGACCGTACTTAGGCTTGCGCAACATAGCGATGAACTCATCGCGATGATCCATCATGTACTGTGTGTCGTACATAACCGGGAAGTAGTTCTTACGGAACTTGATCGCCTTCTGACTGACCTCGCCCTTATTCATCATAGTAGCTACGCCATTCGCTTCAGCGTACTTATACATATCGTCAAACAGTTTACGCATAGCGTTCGAACGAGCGCGTTCCTCCATGCTCAGCTTACCGCCATACTCCTGCTGTGCATCTTTCAGGATGCGTGCCTTAGCTGCATCGTCCATACCCTCGAGGATACGCTCAACGCGATCAGTATACTTGCCGACATTAGTAGCGCGCGCTTCGAAGTATGTCTCAGTAGTGCCTTTCTCATTACCCACGCGTGCGTGGAATAGCTTAGCTATTTCCTGAAGCGCAGGTATCGTTTGCATGCGTGAATCAGCAGTGAACGTATAGGCTTCGAGATAGCCCATCATACGACTGCCCTGCTCATACACAACGTTGGCTACGCGAGCAGTGAGTGTGTCGATATAAGTGTCTTTCAAAAAGAACGTGCGCTCTTCCAGCTGTCCGCTGATGCGTGACTCTTGGAGAGCTTCCAAGATAGCTTCCGCTTTGCTCTCTGTGTCATTGATCTGCAAGAAGTTACGCAGCCACTTCAAGACCTTGCCCATGACGTTGGTAGACTTAGGCCCCAGCTCTATCTCACCAGCGATCCACAACTGCACGCCGGCAGCCATAGACTGCAAAGGAGCAGCAGCCATCGAACCAGTGAGCTCCTCGATCTTCGCGCGCGCACTCGGTACTTTGAAAGCGTTTGTCAGTATCAGCTTCTCTTCTTGTATCAGTGATGAGTCTAACCAACGAGCGATCGCTACACGGCCCTGTGTGTCGTACGGGTCGGATGATGCGAGGTACGCACCGATAGTCTCACCGTTCAGAACACCGTCACGTCCGTTCTTAGACATCTTAATGCCCTGAATATTTTTAGCTGCAGCCTCTTCCATATTATCCTGCGCTTGGTTGAACACAGCAGACTTACCTGTTGTATCCAGTGCACGTAGGAATTTAGCGACCTGCTTATCAGGATCACCTTTGAAATCTGCGAACAGCTTGCGCAGTTTAGCAACGAGCTGTTTGAAGAAGCGCTCAACAGCATTCTTAGGAATGATGGTATCGTCCGCGAGGAAGCGTGCGGTGTTATCTGCAAACCACTCCTCGAAATCCAACAGATACTGCAGATCTGCTTTAGACATACTCTGCAATTCCGCATCTACGTTACCAGTCATCGCACGCACTGCCATGTGTATAGTCATCTTGGATTTAACAACGTCGGACAGTTTAGCGCCGGGTCTAGCCTGAAGCTCGTCGCGCCATGCTTGGAAAGCTTTATCGATAGCTGCAGCGTTAGTAATGTTCACATGTTGTGTAACAACCAGATGCCCTACCTCATGAGCGAGCGTCTCCAACTGAGCCGCCTGCGATATGTTTGGATTTATGTAGATGCCCTGCTCAGACGCGAACCCATTATAGCTAGTGCTTACGATCTCGTTACCCAGAGCGTCTTTACTAATCATGTTTGGCCGATCAGCGATCTTCAGTGCTTCTACAGCTTCGCCCACTGTCAGAAGCTTGAAGTCTTTCAACCCTAGCTGCTTACGCCATTTGATGGCAGTACTCAGCACGCTCGGCATAATTACTTTATCTGGAACAGCGCGCTTAGCGACCTTGCGCTTTTTCTTCTTCGTAACTTTTACAGTCGGCTTGCCAGTACGTGGGATTACGTTTCTGAACCCGGTCTCTCTGGCTTTCAGTCCGCCCACCAGTGCGCGGTCAATGAATTTCTCTACTGCGCCTCGATCCATGTCTTCTAGCGTGAAGCCGCCTTCGAACTCACCCGTGCCTGTCTTATTAGATTCGAACAGATCTTCCAGTGCTGCTTCTACAGATAAATTAGTAGCTCGTGTCTTGCCCTCAACACCAGACTTAAAATCAGGCAGTGCTGCTTCTGCTCCTCGCTTCTCCTTGATATACGCACGGATGTCGCCCATGGTGGTGATCTTGTTTTCGAATTTACCTGTCTCTTCGTTCTTCACCTTACGGCTGTGCACGAAGATCGTAGTGTTATCAGGGATCTTGGAGATGTTTGAAATGATCAGCCCGTGGTCTGCGAACAGAGAGGTTACACCTTCACGGAACGCGCGTGCGATGTTAGCGTCAGTAGTATGCCCCAGTGATCCAGTCTTCGTAGCTTTAGACAGTTGTCCCAGTGCACGGCCTATCAGCGACGGGAAATTAACAGACAATCGCTGTTTAGTATCTTTACGTTTTGGTTTGCCGTCCTCACCGCGTACGATCTGTACCAGCGGTACCTCGGCTTTAGCACGAGCGCCTGTCAGCCCCTGATTAGGAATATTACGAACGATACTCTTCTTAACTCGCACATCAGACGTTGGCTTCACATCAACCTTGCCCAGCGAGATAGTCGTATCATCTGCACTGGCTGCAACAATCGGAGATGTGTCTGCCACCATCTTCTGCTTTTTAATAGCGAAGAAGTTACTCAGGAATTGTTTCGGATCGCTTGTCGCCTGCGCCTTAAGCGCTTCGACTTTCTGTGCATCGAACGCAGCGTTCTCACTAGGCTTGATCGCTTCCCACAACTGCTTACCGGACTTAGTCTTCAGCAGCTTCTGCGCAGCGCCTTCGACTACCTGCTCCGCAGTGTACTTACCGCCCTCTGAAATAAGTGTTGGCTTAGTGTCTGTTAGCCGACCTGACTTATCACGCATGCGTAAGCTACGTGTCTGTCCTTGCTTAACAGATTCAACGACCATCTCAGACAGAGGCACCTTAGTGTATACGAAGCCGCCGCTAGTAACGGAGTCCTCTTCACCAAACCCTGTAATACCAGTCTTTTCGTCCACCAGCGTCGATACCTGTTGTTTCGCCTGTGCATCAGTGAGCGCATCAGCTACCTCGAAGGCGCTGACTGGCTTACCGCCACGCTCTTTTGATTTAGCTTTTGCGGTCTCTACCTCAGCACGAAAATCTACTTCTGTAACAAACGTGGGCGATACTTCGAAATCACCTTCGAGCTCTTTGCCGCCAACTCCGCCTTCTTCAGTTTCGAAGCCGGTAATAGCTGCTTCGCCTGCTTCTTTAAATTCAGGATCAAAACGATCACGTATGTCGTCGATAATGTCGAACACACTGCCTTGGTCACTACCGTAACGTTTGTCCAGTTCTTCGAGCACATCGGTATCGATCAGTTCTGGGTCACGAGCATACTCAGATATCGTCAGGACATCATTCATCTGCTCACCAGTATCACCGAGCAGTCCGCGCTCACCTAATACGTCTTCAGTCGTAGATATTTCGGACAGCGCTTGGCTGAACTTAATCGCCTGCTTCTGCACATCCGGATCTTGCAGGTCGTCGCCCAGTACCGCATCGATCTCATCAGTAACGCCTTGGCGTCCTTCGAATCGAGTACGTAACTGGCTCAGTGTATTCTTAACGCGCGCACCGCCGAGCTGATCACCAATCTCCATATCACTGATCTGTTGGCCGATAGCATCGAACGAATCGCTGCCTTCTTGCATTGCGCCCTGTATTGCGCCACCGAAACCACCGATACCACCACCGAGCAGACCGCCAGCAGCGATAGCGTTCCGCATCTCGCTCAGACCTTCTTCAGTGAAGATGTCAGCGTTATCGTTTAGGAATTTGTGTGCAGCGCGTTCGACTATAGTCTGTGCGCCTTCAGTACCAGCCTCTAGCGCGCCCTGTGTGATAGCGCCTTTTGAAATAGCTTTACCGACAGATTTCTTAATCGCACCGGTGGCTGCTTTATCTACACCGAAGCGCTTAGTGATGCCTATGAATGGGAGCGCCTCAAGTGAACCAGCTACTGTGCCAAAGCCAAGCGCAGTTACTGCCCGTTCACGTGGGGTAGTGGTTTCCCTGATAGACATATCAGATTGGAGTTCTGGGAATATAGAGCCGGTCTCTAGCCCGCTCGCGCTAGTGACCATGCCAGTCGTAGCGGCTGCGGCGGTTGAAGGTAGTGCTGCTTTAGGTAGAGCTGCGCGAACAGCGCCTCTCACGCCTACGCCTGCAGGTCCGCCTACTACCATGGAGGCCATGATGGGTATCTGTTGGCCGATCGCACCGACTGCCCAGTCAGTAAATGCATCGATATCGTTTACTTCATCGACGTTCTGAATACGGGGACCGAACTGCTGAGCGCGTTCTTGGAATTTCTGTGACTCCATGACAGCTGCATCAGCAGCTTCGTTGTCACCAGCGAATGCTTGGGCAGCGCCCTCTACACCAGAAGATATAGAAGACAGTTGCTCCATACCAGAGCGTAGCCCTTTCTGGAACTGGCTCTTTGACTGAGCCGCTGGCATCCCAGTACGTGGGTCAACCTGTAACGGTTTTAAGCCCTCTCTCAAACCTGTGGCTGGATTTAGTTTTGGCATTATCTCGCTGCATTTTGAAGTGTTCTGGCTTGGCCAGTTCCACGCATTATAACCCTAAGCATGTGATCACGCATGTTTGGTTCCAGTTCATCTGCGAAGAACAATGGGCGTACCTCGCTAACGACGTTACCCTGTGCGTCCTCTGTAGGCACTTCCATGCCTACGACTGTGTCGCCATCACTATCCTGAGTAACGCTCATCAGATTAATCGTCTCACGATTAACCGCCAGATCGCCGTTATCATTAAGTATGTCCGCAGCACTAAAGCCTGAGCTAACCAGTGCATTAGAGATACTCTCCATCACGCCCGGGTCCATCAGCGGTGTCATAGCAGATGTCAGCATCTGCGATGCTGCTACTGAGCTCGCACTATCGGGGCTGAAGTTAGACTGCAGCGCTTGGTTAATTGTCGTATCCTCTAAATTCTTCAGTTGGCCTTTTTCTTTATCAGAGAAGAAGCCACTAGCATCGTCCTTAAGTTGTTCGTAATTATCCAGAATACTGGTAGCTTCCTTACCGACCTTATCTACCCGCTCCTGTACAGAGAAGTCAGTGCCCTGATTCGCCGCACGCGTACGCGCACCACGTAATGTGTTCAGTACGTTCTGCCCTTCTATAGTAGAACGAGCCTTAGCTTCATTAACATTCAGCTCACGCCCTGCTTTCTTAGTCGTATTCTCACGTTTAGCGATACCAGTAGCTGTGTTATACGCAGCCAGATCACCGATGCCGCCAGTAGCTTGGACGCCCGCATCTTTCAGTACATCAAAGCCTGAACGGAACTTACCTGCTTCATCAGCTAGGAACTCACGATTCGATGCTGCGCCGCGCAGACCAGTAGTGGGCTGTTTAGTAGCTACGCCTGCGGGCTCCTGCGGAACACCTGCAACCTTTGGTGGCTGCGACGCTGCATCGGCTGCGCCTGCGCCTGCAGGTTGTTGGTCTGTTGGAGACACAGCCTCGAGCATACGACCAAACGGATCGCGCATTGAGCGATTCTGTGCTTGGTTACGATTAAAGTTTTCAGTGAACGGCCCTTCTTGGAACGCAGCACGTCCTGCATCACCGATCGTAAGACCGACGTTAGCTGCGGTATCGAGCACGCCTGCGCCTACACCAGCCGCTGTACGGAGCGGGCGATTAATCGCTTGGCGACCAAAGTCAGCCGCGTTCTCTGGCAGGTCTTGTATAAACTCACCACCAGCTTCCACTGCATCAGTAGCCGCTGCATCGAAGCCACGATCAGCTACGTCAACACCGAACTGAATGCCTTGATCGACCAGACCAGCAACAGCTGCTGGGCCGCCAATCTTAGCCGTAGTACGGCCTGCTGAACGAAGGGCACGGTTCTTCAAACTGCGCTTAGGTGCCTCAGCCGCAGGACGGCTTGGGCCTCTATCAATTTCTGCGCGGGTAGTCGCACGTTGAGTGGGCGTCTCAGTAGGTGGAGGCGTAGTCGCTCCGCCAGCAGTACGTGGCGCTGCCTGTTTTACTGGAGAGCCTTGTTGTGGGCCGGCTGCACGAGCACGTATGCTCTCATTCGCTCTGGCTGCAGAGCCGCTAGTAGCCGCCTTAACTTTGCTCTTCGTAGTGTCAGCTACTTTCGTAACTGTCTCAGCTGCTTTGGCTTTAGCGCCCGGAACCTTGCTCTTAAGAGCACTGGCTGCACCTGTTACTTTCTGCGTAGCGGCCTTTACCTCTTTGCTGCCAGTAACAGTTTTCTTTATGTTAGTACCGGCGTCACGAAGCCCACCGACAGCTTTGTCGATAATATTCTGCTTCTTAGGTGCTCTCGCTTTACGTCGTCTATTTTTCTTGCGTTCTGCCATGGCTCTCTACCTACGTAATTTCTACATCTACAGCGCTCGCTAGTGCGCCCAGTGATGTATAGAATTCCTGCCACATCTCTGCAGGTTTAGTGTAATTATCGATACGTGCTTTCATCAGCGCTATATTATGATCAGAGAAGTTCTTCTGCTCGATCATGCGCAGATTGCCCAGTGTCGCGTTATAGTCATTAACAAACTTCCCTGTCTCAACCGCCAGTCCGGCTTGCCCTACAGTTAGGTCGCCGTGTGCTGACGCTATTCTAGCTGCGCCATCAGATTGTGCAATCGCTACATCAGCTGAAGCTCTCTGCGAAGCGATCTGCGCTGTGTAACCGCGTATCGCAGAATCGTATGCTGATAGTATAGTCCGTTGCTCATCTAATTCAATAGACGCCTTCTGCACCTGTATGTCCGATACCAGCTTAGCTGCTCGAACTTCAGACTCATGTGCGCCTACCTGAGTCTTGTACAGCTCGACTCGAGTGCCTTCAGCGTTGACCTGTGCAGTGAATGCTTGGATCTTAGCGATCTCTACATCTACACCGCTGCGATGCGCTTGGACTTCAGAGTTAAACACAGCCAGTTTATTGCGCTCGATGTCGCTGCGTATCTTAGCTGCCTGCATCTCAGTATTATATATGTCGATGATCAGACCGGTCGCACGCACCTGAGCGCTGTACGCATCGATCTGCGATTTGTTTAGATCAATCTTAAGCGCTTCTGCTTCAAGCTGAGCTTTCTGTGCTTCGAGGTTCGCCATCTGGCCACGAATCTCTGTTGCCCATGCAGTCGCATACTGTGCATACGCCTGTACGCGCGCATTATATAGTTCAACATTCGCATTGAATGAACGCAGAGCAAAGTCGATCGTAGACTGCGCTGCTGATAGTAAGCGCTGCTGTACGAAACCGAAGTTCGTAACCATTGTCTGATTAAGCGTGAGCGTATTAGCCAGCACGTTCTCACGAGATTTACGTATCAGATCAGCTCGCTGAATACTGACTTCACGATTAGCATCGGAGACTTCGTCGAGTGTTTTTTGTTGGTTCTTTCGCAGAAGCGCAGCAAGTACGCCAGTAGGCAGTTCGAAGCCACGCGACGCCATAGTTTCAATAGTTGTTTCTTCATCAGTAACTCCAGCGCTTGTAGCGCGGTCTACTTCACGATCGAACAATGCCTCTTCGTCGATGTGGTTAACACCCCAGCCTCCGTTGCGTAAATCATCCAGTATTAAGTCACGCAGCGCTACGAGCTCTTCAGAGTCATAGTCTTCTTCTTCGTAGAAGAACGTAGAGTCAGGCGCTAACAGATCATCCGGTACATCAGGGAACACCTGAGTAAACAGCGGAATTGAAATCGAGCCTATAGATGGCAGTACGATGTCGGACAGCTCTGGCACTGAAGGTATTGAATACACCGGCGCGTCAGGCGTCTGTACGTCATTAATGTTTGGAGCAACCGGTGCAGAGGGAATCAGTACTGACGGTGCAGATGGAATATTTACAATAGGCATCGTTGCAGTCAGCGCTGGTGCTGATGGCAAATCTATAACTGAATCTATTACAAGCGCGGGCGCAACAGGTAGTGCTGCAGCATTAAACTGTGCCGCTGAATAGCTATTCGCTGCGTCATCGAGAGCTGCGGTCGTAGCATCAAACCCGGCGGGGCTTCCGAAACTACCTACGAGCTGATCTAAGTCAGCGAGCTGGCCCGATACCGGGTCTACAAAAAACGCATCGCTCTCTGGGTTAAGCCGCGTCTCCATATTCGCCAGCATATCCGCCATCTTTTCTGCCGCAATAGCGGCTTGCGCGGTGATATCTGCTGCATCAATTACGTTTGTAGGGGAGCCCATTATTGTGCCTTCCGATTATGTTGTTGTACAAATACGCTAAGGTCGTCAATCAAGAAATCAGCCCCAGCAACGTTCTTAACGCCATACCCCCAGTATCGTGACTTCAGTCCTTTGGCTATCGTAGCACGTCCGCGCTTGATTCCGCTGGTGCTGGATACGTGCTTAACACTATATTCTCGTATTTCGTCCTCGCCGTCCACTACAATCTGTATATTCAGCGCCCCTGCATTATCTGCTCTATAGCCGATGTGGACTGCTTTGACGCGCTTGAGGTCCTCAGTTCTGAAACTGTCGAAGCCGAACAATACGTCAGCGTCGATGTCGACAGTATTATCAGTATCACCGGTAAGTTCATATACGCCATCATCAGACACTCCTATGTTTTTGCCGAATACGTTAGCAACTAGCAAATAATTATAATTATCGTACTCGCTCATACGCATGCTCTCTGTATTAAACGCCCAGCCTGAGTGCGTCAGAGTAGCAGTAACCTGCATGTATCCCTGCGCTTCTACAGCGGGGAGGGTCAGATCTGCATAGAGCAGGCCAGCAGATACCATCGCGCTGACCAGAGAGTCCATTGTAAAGACCGGCAGTGTTGCGTCCCCTGTACTCACTGTTCCGCCGGCATTTACGCCGAATGCAGATAGTGAAGGTATAGCCATGTTGCCTACGATAATCGGGCTGTTTACTGAGTTGCCGACCATGGTCAGGCTAGGCAGTGACAGGTATCCGTTATCGTCTAAGAATCGATCATCGCCGACGCCTGATGTAGCGATCAGCATCGGTATACGCATCTGACCGACAGACACAGATGATGTAATCATCGCGCCTGCAACTACTATCGATGGAAGTGTTACATCAGCAGTATTGTCGCCAGCTGCCGCTACTTCCAGCAGTGGGAGCGTCATCGCACCTTCAGCGTATGCGCCCGCAACTATCTCACCAGTAATGGTAAGCGGCGCCATCGTCATACTTGACAGCAGCGTCTGCGTCATAACAGCGTCGGCTGTCAGAGCGGGTATTTCCATTATGTGGTATTCGATGTAGCCGTCTATGGTCATCGCGCCCATGGTCATGTCGCCACGCATATACGCAGTAACTTCGCCGGTCGCTACCATCTCTGGTGTTACTGTTACGTCGCCAACCGCTCCTGCGACTATCTCACCAGCAGCTACGATCGTAGGCACCAGCGTAACCGACGCATCAGAATGCAGAGTGGCTCTGCCAGTCGCTGAGATTGTTTGGCTAAGAGTTACGTCGCCATCAGCGTGCAGAGTGGACCTGCCGGTCGCTGAGATTGTTTGGCTGACAGTTACGCCGCCATTGGAGTGCAGTGTTTGATTAGACGCGGTAGCTGTTATCGTAGGTGTAACTGTTACATCAGCATCAGAGTGCACAGTTATGCGCCCTGTTGCAGACATCGTAGGCGTTACAGTTACGTCGCCATCAGCATGAAAAGACGGATGCGCTGTTGCGGTGATAGTAGGCGCTAGTGTTACGTCGCCATCAGCATGCAGGTCGATGTGGCTAGTCGCTGCGACTGTAGGTGTAACAGTTACATCGCCATCAGCTGTTGTTGGCGGTGTGTAGAATGCTGATGTAACATCCCACGCAGTGTCCATATCATACTGATATATCATACCGCTGAATTCTGATGACCACATACGGTTGCCATCAGGCTGCACTGCTATAGCGAGCGCAGTGGTGATCTCTGAAGAAGTGCTGTACGTGCCTACGTAAGCTAGTGAGCTCATGTCCCACGCAGGGGACATAGAATATTCATCTATCTGGTCATTAGGGCGGTCATTTAAGAAAAACTGAAGCCCGTCTGCTTTAATACTAACCCCGCCTTCTGGGACGCCTGAATTAGCACTAACTGATGTGGTGTGGTTGTACGTTACCGTTCCAGATAAGTCCCACGCCGTAGTAAGTGTGTACTGATCTATATTCGTACTATCGTCGAGGTACATCTTCGTACCATCAACACTAAACCTAACGCCTATAGCCGCTGTTGAATTAGCAGAGATGTCGTAATTATGATCTTCTGTTCCGCCTAACGAACTCAGGTCCCACGCGGTGCTCATGGTGTATCTGCGCACTCGGTCGTTACTAGAGTCATGTACGTATAATTTCGTACCGGAGTCTCCAATATGCATACCGTAGCTAGCAGCGCCTAGCTCTGTCGGAGACTTGCTTACAGTGTCATAAGACGCATCTCTTATGTCCCATGCATACAAGCATGAGAACTGAAATATGTCCCCGTCTTGATCCAGACAATAAAAATGTAGTCCGTCGTCACTCCACACGATCGCTCTGAGATTGCCAGATATTGGCGCGCTCGTATCAAATGTCACCGAATCAGTTGTGGTCCACGGCTCGTAGTCCGCTGTTGTTACGTCCCACGCGGTGCTTAAGGTGTACTGATACACCCCGTCAGTATCAACCGCTGACGGTACGTACATCTCTGTACCGTCGCCTTTAAAGAACAGCCCGCCGCCGCCGCCTCCGCCCTCTGTGTACGTAAAATCCTGTCCCGTATCAAAACTGCCTGAGCCTATGTCGAACGGCGTTGACAGCGAATAGCGATCTACTTCGGTGAAACTACCTATAAGCACATAATCATTAGTGCCGTCTTCTACATACAACCCGCGCGCATTGCCTAGCTGCGAACCATATGCCATGCTCTTCGATGCATACGTCACTGTCCCTGTGATGTCGTGCGCTGTTGTTACGGTGTACTGATAGACTGTGTTACTGACCGCGCCGCTGATATACAGCTTAGTGCCGTCAGGGCTCAGTGCTACTGTGTACGGTCCCGCTTCTTCTGGGTTTACATCAAACGTTCCGTCAAGTGACGCACTTGTTAAGTCCCATGCTGATGATAGCGTCCACTGTTCAACGCGATCATTGCCGTTGTCCATAAAATACAGCTTCGTACCAGCCGTATTGAACCATAGGTCATATGCAGAGACGCCGACATTTAATGACAGCGTCTGCCCGGAGTCAAAAGTACCGGTGTTTACGTCCCACGCAGTCGACAGCGTGTAGCGGTGCACTTTATCGCCGCCGCGATAAATTATAAACAGCTTAGTACCGCTGTCGCCTATATAGAGGCCTTGCGGGCTCGCTGACTCCGCGCTTACATCAAGAAACTTACCCATTACAGGCTACCTTTTACTCAGGTACAGTGATAGTAAACGTGTCTACAGTTACCTTGTCTGCTATAGCAATGGTTGTCGATGTCATCTGCAGATCACCGGTACCTACAGCTACAGTAGTCACATCACCATCGATGCGAATTTCTGTAGTGCTGGATGCACCAGTATCAGATGTTGTCATCAGACGGAACCATGTAGCTGTGCTAGCTGCGATAGCAGATAGCTCTTCCCATGCAGCGGAGTCAATAGACAACACGCCATTAGAGATAGCAGCAAACGCACTTGCCGGTAAGTCTACAGAAGCAAGCAACGTACCTGCACCGACTACGTCGTTAGCAGATGTGGGCTGCGTGCCATCATATATGTCGAGGTTGCCGAGATCGAAAGCTGTTTCGATAGCGGTTGTACCTGAGAGCATGTTGTCACGCAGGCCCTGTGAAAATTTTGCATTAGCCATGTTTTATGCTCCTATGCTGAAGGTAAAGTTACGTCGAAGCTTGTGATCGTCTGCACAGCAGAAACTACGATCGCTGTCGAGCTCATATTCAACTCACCGCCAGATGTAGCGATAGCGCCATCCATACGTGAATCAGTTGTGCTCGCTAATGACGGATCATCAGTTGCTTCGAATAAACGGAAATAGCCTGCAGTACCGGTAGCGCCTGCTGTGCCTGACCATGTTTCTGCGACGGCCTTTGATATCACACCAGCGACAGGAACGTCGAAGTTAATACCTACAGCAGCGCCATCAGAATAGATCGTTGCCAGCAAAGTGCCTGACGCCGGATCGTCCGGGCTAGTTGGTTGAGAACCGCTGTAAATGTTAACGAACGACGCGGTAAACTCAGTTTTAAAATCTGCGGTACCCAAGAGTGCTTGGCGCAGGCCTGTTGATAAACGTAATGCCATTATTCTATCCTCACTTTTGGATAACTGAAATTATATGATTTTGACCATCTTCTTGTCGGAACATAGCCGTGCCTTTTAAACCTTTAGGAATCGTTACATCTGACTGTGTCAGGTTGTTTACCGAACCATCCGGCATACCTACACAAAGCCCTTTGTGGCTCATCCATGCTGGGAGTATATCAGAAATTGACCCGTCTCCAAGCAACGCACCATCAATATGTGTGCGCGTCCCTATTACTGCTCCATACGGCGCTACGATGTCCATCTCTGCTTTTTCTAGCGTATCGCCTTTTATGTAGTACGTCAGCTTATCGGTACATACAAAAACTCCGCCCTCGAGCACTGCGATTATCGTAACCGGTGCCGGGAGCTGATATGTTATTTCCAGATCTACGTGCTCAGGTGCGTACGGATCTGACATGAATACGAGGTTGCCCTTCGCATACATCATGCGGTTGTTTCGTCCCATGGCAACTACATCAAATGCAGGCGGTGGGACTTTGAACTGATTGCGTAGTGCTCGCTGTAAGAAGTTCGCATGCGCTGTGTAGCTGGTATTACCTGTCGTGTTGTCAGTCTGCATCGCGAAATACAGCGTTGAGCCGTTCGGACGTGAGCAGTATATGTTGATCGCTACGACCCCAGCATTCGTGCTGGCGGTATGGGTTAGAGTGATTCCAGATAAATCTTGACTTAGATCAACTATTGTAGCGATGCTCGCACCGCTCTCGAAGCCATCACTGCGCACATACGTGCAGGCGACCTGATAGCGACCGGCTGTCATCTGTCCTACTTTCGCAGGTATCTCATTGGCTACCACTTTGGGCGGTGGCTGCACGCCCAGCTCTACGCTAGTATTATCGATCACCTTGCCTGTCTCCACACCGTTGGAATAGATCACATCTGGTGTCGCATCATTCGCGCACAGCATGCCTGTCTGCGTCAGCCCAGAGCGTAGCGCTGTTGGGTTGAATGTCTCGTCTACAGCAACGAGAGTATCTCCTTGTAGTAGAAGCAAGTGGTCATTATTACCCCATGCAGCGTCCACCGTGCCAGAGCCCAGAGCGAGCGCCGAAGTAGCGCCCTTACGGCGCTTAACTTTATTCTGTCGTGTGATGTCAACATTGAGCGCCGTAACGAGGCCTGAATTACCGACCTCGACAGGGTCATCGACTGTCGATAGCCCGGGAAACTTATTGACCGTTACTGTGGGCATCTCTGAATTTCTGGACATTACAAACCGCCATACCTGACAGTCGAAGTAGTTGCTGAGTATCGTTTACGTTTCATGTCTCGTTTTACGTCGAGGTGAAACTCTCTGGCTTCTCCCTTAGCGCGATCTGCGAGATCCTGTTCAAATGTATCGACGTCGTTTTTGCTGTACGCCAGATACTTCATATACAGTATTAGCCCACGCTGATATTCAGTTTCGATGATCTCAAAACTAGCTGAATCTTCCGTGATGTCCTTGAGTGGTAGGCGATAAACCTGCAATTCCAATGTGTCGTCGATGACGGGTATGCTAGCAAGACGACCTTTGTTCTGCTCCATGTCAGTGACAAGGAAGCGAGGCGTACCGACAGCTTGTTGCCAGCGGTAGGTCGTAGTGAAATTAAACGGGGAGCCGTAGGTGTCGATCGTATTAGGCTGATCTTCCATCTGCGCAAACGTGACCGGTGTAACCTTATGGCCTGTGCTCAATAGTTGAGCAATGCGTATCTTAGTAACACGAGGGTCGAGTGCAACCCATGGATCGTCAGCTGTAATAGCGACCTGCGCTATCTCTGCAGTAGACGCATCAGAGAAATAATCTGTCTTACGCGCAAACTGCTTTTGCGATTCGTCCAGATAGTGATAAACCTCGAGCGTATTCCACAGTGGGTCAGCCTCATCAGTGTCATCTACAGTAAGTCGAAATAGCTCAACTACATCTTCTGGCGTCACAACGCTCTCCTATCTTTTAAAAAACCTACGTATCCACGCTATAAAGCGCTTAAACCAGTTGGTGGCTTTGGGACTGCCACCACGATCTCGAAAGACAGAGGCGCAGAATAATCACTCTCGCGCCCCTCTGTATCGACGTCCGTGATATACATATCATACACGCCTTCTGCCAGAGGCGTACCCAGATCAGAGATCGGCATACTAAAGTCGTATGCCTCTGCTGTAGCCGTAAACACTGGCGCTGTAGGCGGACTGCCAGCAATCTCGATGTATACGTTGTACCCACGACGATCTGCCGGTAAGTACGGCGTATTATCTTCGCGTTCGTTAGAGCCTACCCAGCTCAGGTTTGTCGGGTTGATCATTTAGCTGCCTTTTTCTTAGGTGCTGCTTTTTTCGGTGCCGGTGCTTTAGTTTCTTCTTTAGCAAGCACTACTTCCTCAGTGCCCGGGCCTTCTGCGCCAGCCGCTTCTTTTTTAACTATAGCGGCGCCCTCAGCAGCGACGTCCTTATCTTCGGCTGCGGTCTGTTCGCTCGCAATTTCGGCTTTCTCTTCCTTTGTTATTGTCAGATTGCTCGGATCTTTTTTCGATGCTAGCTTCTGTGCCCGTGCCACCCAGATGGCGTTACGTTCGTTCATCTCCAAATCGATGCCGGTTACGCGAAAAATCGCCTTGAGTGACGGTAAGCCGTCCGCGCCAAAAGACATACGGTTATTGTCAGCTACCAGTTTGTCCATGGCACGTGTGATTGTTTCCGCACGTTCTTCGCCTTGGATCTCAGCTTGGCGAGCATATGGTGCATCAACGTGCTCTACGCTATCTTCATCAAGTGCTACAGCGCCACAGCGCATAGCTTCTGTGTGCAGTAGAGGAGGGACGAATTGCGGTACGTCCTTCTTAAACTCTACGCCATATCCGAAACCTGAAACGTTGAAGTCCCGCTTCATCACGAACATATTTTTATTATCTTCACTCATGTTTTACCCTCAAAATTTATAAAAATACCGGGGCCGAAGCCCCGGTATTTAATGCTTCAAAAACAACCGTTATGGCTGATTCTCGTTGGCACGAGAAGTGATGATATACATCAATTCAAGATAGCCTGCGCCAGTAGCGGGAGTGCCGCCACCAGATGTCCACGTTAGCTGTACAACGTCGCCCAGTGTCTGTTCAACACCAGTTGGCACTAAGTCGGTAAGACCTGTTGCCTGCACGTTAGTAGCACCTAATGGAGCCCCGCCGCCAGTTACTTCGATTGTGTCCGAAGTAGTGGAGTCGAAGACTTCAGTGATAACCATCGTACCCGAAAGTACGATAGCGCCGATAGGCAGGTCGACAGCTTCGACGGCTACACCGTCTTCCATCTCTGCGAGAGTGAAGACTTGGCGAGCTACCAAAGGCCATTGACGACCGTTGTTTTTGTTTGCTGTTGCGATAGCCATTTTAAACTACCCCCTTATGCTGGTTTCAATGCTACGTCGATAGTCAGAACACCGAAGTCTTCTGCAGTACCAGAGTAGATTGAGTTATAGACTGGTTTCTTCAGACCACAAATCTTACCAACAGAGATACCCTGTTGATTTTCGTAGTCGAAGCCCTTTTCTTCCCAGTACGGATCACCGATATCAGCGTAACCCATAGCTTGCGCGCCACACATCAAAACACGTGAACCGTCAACTAGACCACCAGTACCCCAAGCACCTGCCGCCGGAGCGTTTTTGGTGTTGTATACATGGCGATATTCGTAGATAGCTAGGCCATCAACATAGATGACGTTAGTGCCTTTGAACAGCGGGTTGCTCGCAGAACGAGGAAGTGCATCGCGCCATGCCTGATTGAACTTGGTGTCTTTCTTCAGGTTAGCGATGCTGATTGGATCCATGAAGACATTGTACATTTCTGTACCAGCTTCACCACGAATCGGACGGATATAGTTATCCACTGCGTATGCTTTCGCATCAAGCAGCATGTCGTAGGTAGGTGTGTCGCCGACTGTGAAGTTAGCTGATGTGTTCAGGTTGTCACCTGTATCAGCAGTCATCAAACCGGTTACGCTGTCCCAACGACAAGCACGACGAGCAGAAGGAGCCGTAACGTCAGCAGCATACTCAAGGAACGGAAGATCCGAACCTACGCGTACAGCGCCTTTGTTAGTCTGACTATACGCAACGCCTGACAGTGTCAGGAACGCCAGTTGGTCCATACGATCGGCCAGCCAGTATGCCAGTACGTCCAGCGAGTTTTCGCGGAATGTAACAACAGACTTCTGATCAGCCATACGGCCTTCATGACGGTTAGCATGA